AGCTCTGTAACTTCTTTGATAACTGTCTCTTGCTTGCTAATTGCATCGTAACCTGCTCTGCTAAGAATGTCCCTGGCAGCGTTTAGCTTGACATTCTCAGACTCCGCTTCCCTCATCAAAAGCTCCAGGACAGACAAAGCCAGTGTAGCCGTTTCTCCAACTTTTTCCTTAATTCTGTTTTCAATATGGAGCCAGAGGTGACGCTGTAGGCGCTTTGCCCTGTGTCCTGCATGGGAGCCTTCCGCTTTGTATCCGGCAAGGTGAAACGCTTGTTCCGGTTCCTTATGATTGTCTACCAATTGAACAATAAACTCTTGTTCCTTGGTAGTCATTTCCTTGTCTAAGGGTTTTGGTTCTTCGTAGCTACCGTATTTTCTTGTTTTTGGCATTTTAGGTTCCGTAGCTTGTTTACGATTCGTTCTTTAAGGGTGTAAACCTCCACTGGAGTACCACCTAAGTATCCTGGTATGCGGATCATATCGTTATTATACTATATTTTTACAATAGTGTCAAGGGTTTTCATAATACCCTCCGGCATGAACGAACAGGACTATATAACAATGCAGCACCCGTGGGGGGTTGCAAAAATTTTGTTCACGTTTTGTTCCAGGTTTGTTCCAACGGAGAACAAAAGGTGAACAAAAGAGAACAAAGAACAAAAGGTGAACGCGGCCGGTTAATAGAACAAAACTGGAACAAAATTGTACAAGTGGAACAAAAGGTAAACATCCGATCGTGTGACAATTTTGCAACAATGTTGCTATTACATCACTGTTGCAACTTTGTCACAGTGTTGCAGCTGGGTAACAGTGTGACAATTGTGCAACAGTGTTGCCTCAAGGCTACAAAAATTTTAAAAGTGTGTGTGAAGGTGCGGATTGGCCATAGTTTGGCACTGATATTGCATAGAATTTAATATTAGACGGTTTGGCATAGTTCTTGCTATGCGCGTGCGCGTTCCTTTTAAATATACACGATTAAAAAAAATTAAAAAAAAGTGAAAATAACTATAGACAACAAGAATAAAATATACTAAGTTTCGTTTACTGAATAGCAACAAAGGATAATAATACGATGGCTAAATTCAAGAAAGCAATAGTTGGCTCGCCCCTTAATGACGGCACTACAGGCAGGCGCTACAGTTGGGGCTTGTGGCGCAAACGTAAGGCGCAAACGCGCTATGGTATCAAGACCGGCCCAACAATGCTGGCAATACACACGGGCAAGCGTAGCCTGTACATTGAGAAGAAAGCGCCCTTGAGATATCTGCATAACTTCGCAGGTTAGCAAAACGGAGCGCCAGGGCAATCCTGGCGTTCTATTTTGTTAATCAAAGGAGTAGAAAAATGAACACTATCAGAATAGACGGAAAAGAAACGCCTTTTGAATTCGAGGACGGATCTTTAGAAGGCGTAAGAAATGATAGAGCCAATGGTATACAACGCATTTTTATAATGGGCCGTTCTGTGGATGAATTAGGACGTGGTAGGATATGCCGTGTTGGTAGCGTAACATTGCCCTTGCAAATGTTTACCCAAGGCGGTAAGTGTACCAAGGACGGAAAAGTCTACTCATATGTGCGTCACGAGAGATTTCTATAGGATTAATAAAATGTTTAAAACGAACGCTTCAATTCGCCGATTTTTAAAAGGCCAGCAACAAGAAAGAAAATTCTGTTGTGATAGACTTTGGGACAGATACCAGATATATGTTTGGGCGGTAGCGCAAGACAGCTTCCCTAAATCTTTTGAGGAATGGTTAAATGACTAAACTAGCCGAAACGCACGCGGCAATTATCGAAGGCCGCACCTTGTACAGCAAGAATGTCCATAATCTTGACACTTATAAACACAAGGTCCTAAAGCCTAGCACAAATAAAAAGCTTGGGCGCAAGGTTTCAAAGGGCAAGCTTGCCGGAATGCAAATCTATACCCTGACCCTCGAAGAAAGGGCGACATGCGATAGGGATTGTGAGCATTGGAATGATTGCTACGGGAATAACATGCCATTCGCCCACCGTGTCAGCACAATTGGCCTTGAGAAGCGTTTAGAAGCCGAACTAGACGCATTGGACGAAAAGCATAGGGTAGGGTACCTAGTGCGCTTACATGTCCTAGGTGACTTCCACAGTGCCTCCTACGCCCTATTCTGGAAAAGACAGCTTCAGAAGCGTCCTAAGCTTCATGTCTATGGATATTCTCGCCACCACCCTGGAAAGCCAATTGGCAACACCCTTGCTTCAATCAGAAAAGAATTGGGCTTTGGCAGGTTCGCCATCAGGTTTTCGACAAGGCCAGGGGATAACCTCAGCGCCAACACAGAGCACAATACGACTAAGGATGCTATCACATGTCCGGTGCAGCTTGACAAAACCGACAGTTGCGGCACATGTAGCCTCTGTTGGACCGCTAGGAAACCCATAACCTTTTTAGACCACTAGGAAAGACCAGGAGATGAAAACATCACACATTTACCCACTAGAAACCGCATTTGGTATTGATTTCAACAACATACACTTAGAGTACCTAGGTTATACAATCTCCATTGCCTCACACCTGCGGGACAGCGGGCTAGACATTAAAGAGATTGCAATCCTCCACAATATGGAGTACACCATTGTTGCCAATTTTGATAGCTCCTTGGACAGCTTGACAAAAGCCCTACAAGTTGCTAAGGATGAGATTGAAGACCTAGTAGCCGCTCACACTTTTGACAATCAGGAGTAAGACATGCGAGACATAGTATCGGATACCCACATTGCCCTTTCCCAGGAGCTTAAAAAGGTAATTGCAAAGGAGATCGACAAACATTACCCCCATACCTATAGAGATAAAGACATATGTGATGCATATGCGGAAGAAATTCTAGACTATGCTTTTACCCCTTTGGCAGAACTATCAGAGGACATTGTATCTGCCTATGAAAGTTTACCAGAAAAAAACTATTGACAATTCTAAAAAGTGTGCTACCCTATACTCTATAGAGTACACAATAGAGATACACAATAGAGATATTAAAATAGCACATTGTAGCTTATATAATATACACAATAGAGGACAATATTGATGGCCATAGATCCAATTGAACCAGTTGCAGCAATCTTGCCAGTACAAACCAGTTACACCTATTCTGTCCAACCCTTACAAAATGGCCAAGGTGTCGAACGCATCTTGACAGCTGAGACAGAGAACCAAAACGGAAGGGTGCTCAGTGTGTCTAATGCTGTCTTGACAATCTATGACCGCTTTGGTAATCTTCAAACGATCCCGCCGCAATCAAGAGGGGAGTTAGTCTGATGCGCTGTGCCATATGTGACGCCAAGTTGCCAGATACGCAACCATTGGAAAATGACCTATGTGGTGATTGTCGATGGGCAATAACCCAAGCGGTCTATAATGACCCAGACGATGATCCGATTGACAATCCAACAGAGTGGAGATAGAATGTTATCACAGCTATTCGGCTCACTACTGGTCAAAGCTTACACATTGGAACAAGGTATGAAGAACAAACGTAGCACCACTGCAAAGGCCTTACAGTCTCCACTGTATCGCCAAAAGGTAAAGCAGAAAAAGCGCCCATACTACGATGCTAAGGAGGTAATGGACAACGACTTTTCCCACGATGGCCTAACCCCTATTGGCTACTACATTGAAGAGGTAGAAGATGACAAGGGATGAAATCTTAGACACAGCCAAGACGCTTATCAATGGCGACAGGGCGAAGGAATATGGTGATGCTTACCTAAACCATGCCAGGATTGCCGCACTGTGGACGACATACATACGCTCAAAAACAGATGACCTAAATCCTGTAGACGTTGCCATGATGCTTGTCCTGATGAAAGTTGCCAGGACAATTGAAACACCAAAGGACGATAGCTTCATAGACATTGCAGGATATGCAGCATTGGCAGGAGAGATGGCAGATGTTGGAAGATAACCTGTTCTCCTTCCACCCAGAGGAGGCGTTCCAAATGGGTGTGGCCTTGTTTACAATTGTATGCCTATACTTCATAATAAGGGGACCGAGAAAATGACTGCTCCTGGATCAATGATGTCTATCCCTTGTCAAGTTTTTCTAAAGGGTCTTGAGGATATATTCGGACTGGATAAATCTGTAGCGCCATTTCTCCAGGCAATGGCAGATATAAACGACAGGCCAGCTGAGTATTTTATCTGCATGGCCCTGGAAGAGTTTAAAATGTATCTTGACCAAGACCCAAATTTCGATGTAGACTTAGATGAGGATGAAGATGACGAACACCTTAGAAAAATTTTAGGGCAGAAACACTGATGAACATTTTCTACCTACACAATGACCCGCTAACTGCAGCTGAGATGCACTGTGACAAGCACTGTGTCAAGATGATCCTGGAGACAGCGCAGATGTTATGCACTGCCCACAGGGTTTTGGATGGCGACGAGGAAGCAGACAAGTACGGAATGTACAAAACTGCTCATCTGAACCACCCCTCGACACAGTGGGTCAGGGGTTCAATGTTGCAGTACGAGTGGACCTATCATCTGTTCAAATACCTGTGCCATGAGTACACCGATAGATTTAAAAAGGTGCATCAGACTGATTACAAACTGCGTGGACTACTTCGCAAGCCGCCGTATTTTATGAGCGAGCGTCCCACATATACACAGCCGCCACAGTGTATGCCTGATGAATACAAGGTGCCAGGGGATGCGGTCAGAGCCTACCGCAATTACTACAAAGGCGAGAAGGCACGATTTGCAAAGTGGCAGTATTCAAAAACTCCAGAATGGTGGACAGATGAAGCTATACACTGATGATGAACAGTTTGATATTCTCCACAAGGCTGTGGACAAGGCTAGGAAAAATGCAAAGGAGGTTAAAGTTTCTCGCAAAGCCCTGTTGAATTTACTAATGGACCATGCTAATATGTATGGGATGATAAAACAGATGGGGGAAATTGATGTCTGATGTCGTCGCAGTTAAGACGCACCAACCTTGTGACAATTGTGGGTCAAGTGACGCCTTGGCAATCTATGATGATGGCCATACCTACTGCTTCAGTTGTCACCACTATGGTAATGTAGAGGAAGAGATGGAGTATATACCCAAGAGCAAACCTGTAAGTGATACGACCTGGGCATCCAGGAATATAGCACCAGCTGTTGAGGAGATATATGGTGTTGTCGCTTCTGACTTCCTAGTGTCCTTTCCCTACGCTGACAAGGACGGCATGTTAGTTGCCTCTAAACTCAGGGAGCAGGGTAAGCAATTCAGAACAGAAGGCGACTTTAAA